CCTCGCCGGGGTTGTGGTCCCCGTTACAACTCACAGCCTTAAGCACCATGAGCGTCTTCAAATTATGCCGCAGTTCGCGTGCATGCGCAACGCTCTCAGCGGGGTCGCGCCGTCCTGGCGCTTCATAGCACGTCCACACTGGACATAGAAATATTTTGCACCGATCCCCCGTCGGTATAAAAAAAGTCAATTACAGGGGTACCGCGATTGCCTCGAACGATTGCCCCGGGGTCTTTAATACTCAGATACCATCCCGTGTTCTGAATCGTGGCCGTCGCGTTCGGATCGCCCGTCGCGCTGTTGAGCGCGGCCGACTGCGAGCCCGAGAGCGTGACGCCCGAGACGATCGAGCCGAAGTTCAGCGCGGCTTTGATCGGAGTCAGCAAGCAACCACGAATCAGATTGTAGCCGCGCGTCACGTAGGGCACTGCCGGCGTGTTCGCGAGCAAGGTCATGATTGCAAGCTGAAAGCTCGCGTTCAGGTAAATCTGATTGATGTACGTGTCGGCCCATCCGAACACGCCGGAAATCTGACCGGGCTGGTTCTGAGTAAACTGCGCGTTCGCCGTGGCGAAGCTCGCATAGCAGTTGTACCCGTTGCCGAGCAAATTGTCGTAGACGGTCTCATCCGTGATCTGAGCGGTAAGCCCGGCCTGTCCGCGAAATGCGAAGGTCGTCCGGCCGTTCTGTTGCGAGAAATTGATCGAGGCCGCGATTGCGGTCTGTAGCGCGGCGAGGACGCCGGTTCCGCTGTTGTCGTACACGGGCATGATCCCGTCGTCGTTCGCGGCGTCCACGATCGCGCCGAAACAGCCCGAGGAGTTCGCTTGTAGTGCCGTCACGTCGGAGTCTTGGCACACGTACAGGTAGCGCTTGTTCGTGGTCTGAACCCACGCGGCGAACGCTTCCTTGACGCTCAGGGTTTGCTCGGAGACCGTGAGGAAGGTCGCCCAATTCTGAGTAATGCCCGTGATTCGATTCATGAGCGTAGCGGGAACCGCAATTACGGCGCCCGGCGAAGCAACGGCGCCGGTCGCGGCCGTCAGTAGCAATCCGGTAGTCAAGCTCGACGCGGCCGGAATGGTCACGAGGCTATTAACGCCGGTCGTCGGCGAGGTAATCACGAAGGCGCCGCGAAGCGAGTCATACGAGACGGTGCCGACGCCGGCAACGCTGACCGAAGTCGAGGCAAAGCCGGTATTCGTCGACACGATGACCGTGCCGGTTCCGGCGGTCGGCGTGTAAGTTCCGAACGATAGTACGGTCAAGCCGGCGTCGACGCTGGCCCCCGTGAGCACGTCGCCGATGTTCAATTGACCGCTCGCGGTCGCCGTGACGTTCATCACATCGGCGGCGGCTGTCTGCGCGGCAGTACCGGAGAACCGGCCCGTAGCGTTCTGAATGCCCGTCTGAATCAATGCAGCGGCGTTGCTCGGACCCGTTGCGGCCGAGAGATTGATCGCCGCCGAGGTCTGCGGCACGCCGTCAATGCTGAGGCTGATCGTACCGGACAATGCCTGAATCTGTGCCAGCGACAAGCCGGCGACCGAGGCGCCGCGCACGTAGGCGGCAACGGCCGCGCTGTTGAACTGCACGAAAAACAGCACGCTCGGGAGCGTAGTGCAGTTCGTATACCCGCCGAAATAGACGTTTGCGAGCGCGGTTTCCGGCGCATTGGCTCCGAACCAATTCGACGCGGCCTCGGCATTCGCGAAGGGCTGAGCGGTACCGATGGGGATCGACGGGTCGTTTGTCAGGTAAACCGAGTTCAGCGAGAGCGGGTTCCCGCCAGCGCTGAGCACGCCGGGGATGACATTTGCAAGTCGTGAGGCTGGAATGCTGTTCATGCGGCGGGCTTCCAATACTGTGAAACGGGTCTAGTACCGGGAAGCATAACCCGGAACTACGTCACAGACAAGCCCGCCTTATGGTATGTCGACGATATTGACCGGTCCGACCACGTTCGCCGATTGAACTGGGGTCGTCACGATTGGGTTGTACTGAATTCGCGCGGTGATTATCCAACGGTCCTCGTATTGCGCCTCGGCGTCCTCAAGGGGCGCCCGGATCGGGTCGTCAGCGTAAAGGGGCTGACATGTGGGCGCCAGCGCGAGACATCCGACGTTGTCGCGTAGCAACGTGGTCAGGATATTCGCCCAATCAGCCGCGAGCGGGCTGTAGCAATCAAGCTGTATATCGACCTCGGTCCCTTGCTCGGATGCAATGGACGACGGATCATCGCCGAGCGCGCCGCCTATCGTGTTGACGTTCGTCCGCAAGCGCTTCATCAGCACGGCAGACATGCCCACGAACGGGCCGTTAGGCATGGGGACGCGGTTGTCGAAGCCCTGAACGACGAACGGCGCCGAGAGCCCGAGCACGGTCACAATGAAGTTCCCGAGCGCAGTATAGACCGCTGATTGCGGAATACTGATTGTATAGGCGGCCATTACGAAGGGGTATCCGTTTGAAGCACACAAATAATTTTCGTCCATCCGCCTTGCTCGACGTTCCAAGGGCCGTCGACGTTGACGATTTTCCACGTCTGCGCGGCTTGACCTTGGAAGGGAGGAAACTGTAGGAGGTCGCCGCCTTGCGCGAGCACGCGCACGACGCCCTGAGCGTTGCCGAACATGAACACGGTTCGGAATACGCCTTGTAAATTGAGCTTTTCGACAAGCTGTAGATCGCCGCGCGATAGCGGCTGAACCTGACAACGCACGGGAACGGCCGCCGCGAATCCCGGCGAGCGGGAAAAATCCGCGTTCGATATTGGACCCGTGCTCGCGAGGTATTGCGCCGTGATGTCGGGATTTACCGAAGTGATCGCGCCCCTAACAATTGAATGCAAGTTCATGTTTTCACTTCAACTATTTGCTCTTTACGGATCAGCGCTAAAATCGTGTCCGTCAATTTCAATTCCCGCCGCACGAGGTCTAAGCGCGCTTCTAACACGGCCTTTTGGTCCGAGTAGAATTTGAGTTCCTTCGCCTTGCGGGCGCGATGGTCGACCAATTCGGACAGTAGGACTATGCTCATTTGACTATCTCGAAGTCGGGCGACCGGGCCAGAATTCCCCGGTCGGTAAGGGGCTTATTGAACCCCTTAATTTTGATAGTCAGCGGCGCGTTGTCGGGCTCGTCCCACCGCTGTATTTGCGCCTCTAAGTCGTCGCGCATTTCTTGCCCGATCGCGCGCAAGGCTAGCTCGCCGTTATAATTGTAATGGGGGAGCGCCTTTCCTAGATGCTCGCCCCAACGCTTCGATTCTTGCGCAATCGTGGTACGGAAAAACGAGCGTTTCGGGGCGGTCTTCGTGCCGAATTCATTCCAAAAAGCGACTTGAGCGACCGACACGGGCGGCATGAGTTTAGGAGTCGCCTTACTGCCGACAGCCTTTAGAAACCGCTCGTTCGTTTCCGCCGGATACATCGCGCCCGCAAGGAAGCCGACGCGCAGCGTGCCGCCGGACTCGACTTTTTTCGCGATCGCCTGTAGCGCTATTTGTAGCTTTTTCGTGTCGAGCGTTTTGGTCCTAGTAGCCACATCCGCCGCCCCGCGGCCCAAGCAGGCCGTCAAAGTATCCGCCGTTACTATCCGCCGCCGGCACATAGACGAATGTCCGGTATCGAGACGTAGCAGCCCAATACAGCGCACCATATTTGGTCTGTTCAAAATAGGCAAGCGACGAGTTCGGCGGCGCGTCGAATTGCGCGGACACGTTGACGGCGCCCTCAGCCGCCGAATCGATACGACCGACGATCCCGACGGGCGGCTGTACATTGCCGGCGCCATCGTTCGAGCCGTTCGATATGAGCGTCAGATGCGCGACGAGGAGAAACAAAAGCGTCTGACGATTGTTCGCGTCTCGCACGCGCGAGCCGCACGAGTTATTGAGGAGCAATTGCGCAATCGAAAAATTCTGAATCATCGGGGCGTTTGCGATGCCCGTAAATTCCGGGTACGCCGCGACGAACTCGGCCGGCGTGAATGTCACGATGCCGAGGACGGGGGCTGACGGCGCACACGGAATTACGGCCATGATTTCTCTACCTTATTCGTCGCTGTCGAAATTCGCCTTGACGACGCCGGGACCGGGTTTCGCCGGGTCCTTCGCTTCAAAGCTCGACTTGACCGTCTTGGCAAGGGCTACCGCGCTCTTTGCGCTCGCCTCGTCGGCGACCTCGAACATGACGCCGGTTCCCGTGAGACGCTTCCACATCTGCGCGTGTTCCTTTTTCCAGCGCGCGAAGAACGCGGCGGGGACATCGGTCACGGCGACTTGCGGATTGCTCAGCGATGTGTTCGGCGGCAACAGCAAACCGGAATGGTACGCCTGTTTGCTACCGTCGACGTGAGTCCATCCCTTGATGCGAACGCGCATATAGTCGTCGTGTTGCTGTAGCGATATTGACTTGCTACCGTCCTTGCCCTGAGCGACGACGGAATACCCGACCTCTAAAACCATACCTTGCGGCAATTTGCAGCCGATTTTGACCATTTCCTCAGCCATGATAAACGCTCCGATTAGGGCGAGAACTTCGCCGTAGTTGACACAATCGCTAAGTTACCGGGTTCGCTATTACTGGAAACGATCCACGGGGTTTGCTCGCAATCGGCCGCCGATCCTGAGACCGCCGACCCATCACTAAGGGAAGCATACACGGGCTCGCCCGCGTAAGCACCTCCCGCGAACCGGAGCCAAAAGGGGCCGGCCGCGATTAGGTTCACATTGAGCCCCTGACGCACACGGAAGGCGCGCACGAGGGGATCGAAAAATTGCCATGTCCAGCCGAATCCGACCACATCGGCCCCGCTTGAGCTTCGGTAGGGCTTCACGATGCCTATCTGATCCTGAGCGGTCAATCGTGTGTTCGAGACGAGCCCGGTAGCCGGGTTCGCCCATCCGAACCGCCCTTGAATCGTGCCGCCGGGCGGCGCGCGCAATGCGCCGGCTCCCGCGAGAACGGAGGGAACTGGATTGAACCACGTCGGACCGTTCGAACGGTCGATCGGAGATGTGACAAAGGCGCCTTCGAAGGGATATCCCCCCGAGGCGCCTTGATTGCCGTACATGATGCGCGCCTCTTAGGCGCCGTACATCTGCGCGATACCGACCGGGCGATAGATGACCGTGCCCCACGACCCCTGGCTTTTCTTTTGCTCCCACGAACTCGTCTTGGTCACGATTGCATGCGCGCGCATCTTCTCAGTGAAGGCCGCTTCGCAAGTCACCTGACCCTCGACCGCGCCCGCGATAAGCTGAACGAGTTCCGTTCCGCCCGCGCCGCCGCCGCCGTTGATCGCGAACTCAGGCACCGTGACAAACTTCATGTTCGGGAAGTTCGTCAGGATGTTCGTCATTGCGTTGACGTTGTACTGAGTCGTGTTGTTCAGATTGACCTTGTTTCCCGGCGAAATGCCGAGGGTCATCGGATGCTCGCCGTCGATCAAACCGCCGTACTGTGCAATCAGCAATTGCACGAGCCGCAGAATGTCGCCGTAGATCGTGAGGCTGTCCGTGCTGAACCATGACGCGGTCGGGACGATCGGCGCCGACAAGCTCGGGTCGTTCGTTCCGCCGTAGTTCTGCAAGCCGTTCACGCCGTACAGATAGAACGCGTTCTCTTGCTTTTTCAGGGTCAAGGCCGAAGCCATGTTCACCTGATTGGCCCAATCGATTTTGCCAGCCGCAGCCCGCTCGACCTGACGCTCGCCCCATCGGGTATTCGTCTGGTAGTGGTAGCTCTGGCGCTGCGGGTAGTTCACGTTCGCGTTCGACACGCCATCCTGAGAGAAGTCGTCATACGACGCAGTCTCGCCGGTACGTTCCGCCATCAGGAACATTGCCGTGTCGTCGATCCAAGTTCCCTTTTTGGTCTCGCCGTACAGTTCGGCCGCCTTCGTGGGGGAAATCACGACTTCGATCACTTTCGGATCGACGAAAGTCGTGAACATGGACGGCACGCCGGCATTCGCGGCGGTAATCAGCGAGGGCTGAGCGTCCCACGCCTTTTCGTGGTCCATGAACCGCAAGCCGGGGATTCCGTCCTTGCCGAGTGAGGGCATGAACACAATGCCGTAGCGGCGTTTCAAATCTGCTTGGTCGAGTGCGAACATTTTCGTGTTTCCTGATTGAATACTGTTGAGCCGCTGAGCCTTACGATACCGACGCGCTGATCTTCGCGACGCCCGCGCCGACCAAAGTCTGACCGCGCACCCTGAATCCGCTGTCGATAGCCGCCGAACCCGTGATCGTTTCGGACCCGGTATTGACCGGCGCATTGCCCGGAATCGCCAGAATGTATGTACCGATGCCGCCCGTACCCGTGCCGACGCTCGCGATTGAGGTCCCGGCCGTTACGTTCGTGCCCGAGATGACATCGCCGACGGAGATTCCGCCGGTAAGGACTGCGGTCACATTCAGCACGTTCGAGGCGGTCGTCACGGCTTCGGCGGCTTCCGTGGTAACGGTTCCGTTCAAGCTGTAGACAGCGCCGACGGTGTTCGCCGTGCCGCTTACGAGGCCGGTCACTACGTTGCTCGCCGTGCCCGTGCCGGTGACGACATCGCCGATGGTCACGATGCTTGCGCCCGTGATGGTTGCCAGGGTCATTTGAGCCTGACCGCCGACGGTCGCGAGCGAGGCGGTTCCCGTGAACCCGACGGAACCCGTGACGGTGTTCGTCGCGGCGGTTCCGGGGGCGCCGGTCGTTTCGTTCGCGTACACAGTTGACCCGGAGGTCGCGCCGTTCGCGAAGTATGCGTAGAAGTCGCCACCGCTGAACAGGTTCACCATGAACCCTTGGGGTACGAGGAGAGTCGATTCGCCGAGGAAATTCGTAATCAGCGCTTGCTCATTGCGGCCCAAAAAGCCGATTTGATACGCGGAATTGTAACCCTGCTGGACGCTCAAGTCGGCGGGATTGACCCACGCGAAATTCGCGACTTTCAGACCGCCGGCCGGCGCGACAAGCGCGCCCGGACCCGCGAGGACAGACGAGAAGGGGTTCATGCTGGCGAAATCGCCGGCAACGCCCGGAGCCTGTACCAAATTCACTTTCTTTTGAAAACCTGACATGTGTGCGATTCCTGAAAATTGAGACGCTTTGAACGACTACCCTTAGCGAAGCCGGCCGTAACCCTTGATGCCTGTCGCCATGCCCGTGACCGCAGCGGCGTCGCCGACGATCGAGGCCGATGCCGCCGTCGCGCTGTCCTTCGCAATCTTGAGCAATGCGGGGAACGCGGAGGCGTGAACGCCGGCCGTGTCGACGCCGAGCTTGTCGAGCGCCGCCTTGTAATACTTGTCGGCCGAGTCGAAGGACACGACACCGAGAATCGATTCGACCTCGCGGGCCGCCGCGTGCTTCGCGTCGTTCGCTGCGATTAGAGTCGCAACGGACGCTGAGTCCATCGCCTTGTCTTTGCCGCGCTTGCCGTCCTTGACGTTCGTCTTAGCGGGCTTCTCGGCACCGCCTTCCGGCTTCTCGGGGAACTCGTCCTCGACTTCCGGGTCCTCGTCAACGCCTTCCGGGTCGTCGGCGCCGTCTTTCTCGGCATCCTTCGCGGCCTTGTCGGCGGCGGCCTTCTTTTCCTCGGCTTCCTTCGCTTCGTCGCGCGCCTTCTTGTCGGCCGCAAGCAATTTGTTCAATTCGGCCGTGATGGTTTCGGGCTTCGCATCGGTGGCGAGCAAACCGGCGGCGGCGAGAGCGGCGGCAATTGCGGAGACTTTCATATTCGTATTCCGTGTGAGAGGAAAAGTGTGTCGTAAATCACAGTAGCCGCCAGCTTATGCCAGGAACTACCGAAGTGTCAATACTGAGTCGGCGACCATCACATCAGGACCCGCGCGGCCGGCCTCGACCAGCGCAACGTGATTGCACGCTAGGCGCCGCATTACCCCTTCGTAGGGGACGCCGTCGACAACGCCCGGAGTCATATCCGGCTGATACCTATAACCCGCCGATATTTCTCGTTTCGTGCCGTCCTCGATACCCTTGATGGACTCGCCGTCCCATACGGCTATGGTGGCCCGTAAGTATGGCGCCTCAAAACGCACGTTCGAGACGGCGCCGGCAATGAAATATTTTTGCGGCTGATCGGCAGATACGCCGACGTGCGCGGCCATCAGGGGCTTGTTTTCGTAGGTTGGCGCAGCGGCGGCGAGTTCGGCCGCGTCGCGGTACAGCATGTAAACGCGGGTCGGGTCGAGCCCGAGCGCATCAGCGCCGGGAATTTCCGAGCCGTAGTACGGACACACATTCGCTTTCGATATGTTGACGTTCTCGACGTGCAAATGTCCGTCGAGGTCGGTCCGGCGCATCGATCGGTCGAGCACGAGTTCAACGCGGCGTAGGGAGCGGTCGAAAGCGATCACGGGCTTTGCATCCGTGGCGGAACAGTCGTCCGCCTCAAGCGTGCAATCCTCGTCCCCGTGCTCATGGTGCCGTTCAACGCGGTCTCTTCCCTGCCTCACAACGGCAGATGCCTGGTTTCGGCCAGACCGCATTTCACGACCCTCGTTCCCGCAAACGGGCAAGGGCACGTCCTCGCCGGGGTTGTGGTCCCCGTTACAACTCACAGCCTTAAGCACCATGAGCGTCTTCAAATTATGCCGCAGTTCGCGTGCATGCGCAACGCTCTCAGCGGGGTCGCGCCGTCCTGGCGCTTCATTGACGCGGCCGAAACGACGCTTAAGG